GGCATAAACGCTACATAAGGAGTTACTAATATGGCTGCTAGGAAGAGAACATGGGTTGATCCTAAGACTCGTGAGAAGATCAAGACGACTAAGTTGTTACAGCGGTTACAGGGTTATGTATTGGGTGAGGATGAACCTAATGGTACAAAGAATGATGATGGTACACCCAGGAAGATAGAGTTATCTTCTAGTCAGGTTAAGGGTATAGAGATTTTATTGAGGAAGAACTTACCTGATCTTACATCTGCTGACATACAGGTTTCTCAGGATTCTCCTGTTAGTCAGGAAGAGGTATTTGATCGTTTAGTGACTGCTGTTGGTAAGGAGAAGGCTCTTATGCTGGCTCCTGACTTTAAGAGGACTATTAATTGATTGACCGACGAGGCAATTATGACTTGGCAGCAAGAATATGCGGAAGTATGTGAAGTAATCAATCAAACGGATATTTCTCAGTTAAAGCGTTCCAGACTGAAGAAAGACCTTAAGTCTGTCATTAAGAATGCTAAGGAGATAGATTATAATCTCTACCCTCCAGATTTCAGATGGAATCTCTGTGCTGCCCGCTTAAGATTAGGAAGGTTTGATAACTGGGATGGGTGGGAATACCGCTCAGACTGGGCCATGACTTATCGTAGTTTTAATGGATATACCTTTGATCTCCCTCGCTGGGATGGTCAAGACTGTGAAAAGCTTGTTATTCTTGGTGAACAAGGTGTTGGTGATGAGCTCTTGTTTGCTTCTGCCATTCCTGAGTTAATTGTCCGTCTAGGGCATGAAAAGCTTGAATTTCAGACCTATCCCAAGCTAATCCCTATGTTTGAGCGCTCTTTTAGAATAAAATGCACCCCAAGACAAAGATTAGGCGAACTAGAATATGAGGAAGGGACTTACGTTGTAGCTCTTGCAGACCTCTTTATGTTCTACCGTAGGGATAAAAAACATTTCCCCGGTAAACCTTATTTAAAACCCGACCCCTCTTTAGTCAATAAGTGGAAGGTGGTGCTAGATGGAATACCTAATAGAAAGATTGGCATCGGATGGAAAGCCCGTCATGGAGACCTATCTCCAGCAGACCTTATGTGCGAAGACGCGACTTATATCAATCTCCAGTATCTTTCCCACCCCAAAGGAGAATGGATCGAAGACCTCCCCGAAGGTATCGTTGACCTCGGAATTGACCCCTTAGGGGATATGGAGAACCATCTTGCCCTTATTTCCTGCTTGGATAAGGTCGTCACAGTCACTCAGACCACCGTTCACGAAGCCGGAGGGCTAGGTAAGGAATGTCACGCAATAAGACCTAAGAGGGGTACTGGGGAAGTCCACAACTCTTTATGGTATTATTTTCTTGGCAATCTTCAGTCACCCGTCTATAATTCAGTCCGTATTTACAACACCCCTAAAGACTATCAGAGAGCGATAAGCCATGATGCCCGAAGACCTGAACAACTTTCTTGATCATACCAAAGACATTCAAGGCTACCTTTCAGCCCTGACAATCAACTTTAATGGACTTGAAGAAAAGTTCGACCCCTTCATCGAGTTTATGGGTCGAATAGGCAAACAGGACGTAGACCCTGTTGATTACTACGATATGCTCACCGAGCTACATTCAGTCCTTGGCGTTCTCGTAACCGGATACCCGGAGACCGAAAGTGAAGTCCTGCCTTGTATAAAGGTAATTGACGACCTTCGTAAGATGTTTCAAATGAAGCTATGAACGTAGCTATAGTCGGACACGGCCCGTCTTTGAAGGGTGCAGAGAGAGGAAAACAGATAGACTCTTTCGATAAAGTTGTTCGATTAAAAGGCTCTCATACTGTGATGTGGACAAACGACTACGGTTCTAAAGTGGACGCTCTTTGTGCTACAACTGAAATTATGGGCACGTTCTATAAAATGGATGCCCCTGAATACTGGGGTTATCCTAAAAACGGTGCTTTTGATATTCGTACTTCTGCTCAAGTGATGGTTAAGCTACAAAAGCCATTAATGATCCCTCTCGGATTTATAAATACGTGGAATGCCCGCTTTAGACAAACAGCCTCTCATCCCTGCGTTTCAACGGGAATGGCGGCTATCTTAATATCTATCCATAGATGGAAGCCTGAAAAGATAAAGCTATTCGGCTTCGATACTCTCTTAGACCCCTCCATCGAATTTACAAGAAATAATGGCATTAAACGTAGTGGGAAGGGCGATTTACCAAAGCACGATTGGGTAAAAGAAAACGAATTACTCTCTATTCTGAGAGAGACTTACAAAATGGAGATTACATGAAAAGAAGAGACTTTCTTAAAAAGGCGGGCCTTAGCTTTGGTCTTGTGGCCGCTGCGCCAGCAATAGCAAGCCTTAAAGGAGGCTATGAGCCAAAAGCTAAAGTAGCCACCATTAAACATACAAGGATTATAGATGTAGCGACACTTGTATCTACAATTGATCGCCCTGTCTCTATGGAGGATTTTACATGAAAGACCTTAGTGTTATTCTGGAAAGACTTGCCGAACTGATTGAAAATAAAATGGCTGTCTCTAAAGCTTTAAAGCAGGTTGCAGAAGAGATACAGATACTCGAAAGGTACTGTGATAAGAACAGACTAAACCCTACCAAAATAACAACCAGAAATCTGATGAACGGTCATTTAAAATGATTGGAGTGACCTCTTTCTCTGCTGAAGGATACAAGAAGTACGGTCATCACTTTTTAAAGTTTATCGACAACTGGCCGGGTAAAATCATTCTTTACTTGGAAGAACCGATAGACTTTGAGCATGAAAAACTGGAGAAAAGAGATTTCTTTGGGATAGTGGGGGTTAATTCATTCCTAGAAAACATTAAAGACATTCCAAAGGCTCACGGTATGGGTGGGCCATTTTACAATTATAATTTCGACCTAAATAAGTTTTGTAGAAAGATGTTCTGTCAGTTCGATGCTTTCAAGGAAGGCGGGAAGATTTACTGGCTAGATGCTGATTTGGAGTTTAAAAAACAAATTCCTGAAGACCTTTTAATTAATTTGTTTAAGGACAGGTCTTTAGTCTTTATGGGCAGAGAGGGGCTTTATACTGAATGCGGGGTTGTTGGCTTTGATACAGAACATGAAGAGTTTGAAATCTTCGAGAAAAGGTATAAGGCAACTTTACAGAAAGGGCTTGTTTTCGGTTTAAAGAAGGGATGGCATGATTGTTATTGTTTCGACTGGGCTAAGGGGAGAATGGGCAATAACTTAACTCCAAACTGGAAGAAAGGCGAATCCCTTGATGTTTTGAGTAAAACGAAACTCGGTAAATATATGGTTCACCATAAAGGAAACAGGAAGAATAAACTATGTCATTAGATACAATAAAAGCAAGGAATGTTGGTGAGGCGATATACCGTCAGTTGAGGCGCAATCTTGGCTACTATTCAAAGTGTGTTAGTGACATTAGAGTAGAGAATGGCCGATGGGTTGTAAAAAGATGGAATGGAAATGTAGATGTATCGGAACTTCTTAAGTGAAAGCATTTATAACCGGCCTTGGCGGTCAGGACTCTTTCTATTTAAGTGAACTGCTTTTAGATAAGGGTTACGATGTCTATGGATTAGTAAGAAGGACTGTGGCCCCTAAAGAGCTTCCAGAGGGTGTAAAAGTAGTTTCTGGAGATATTACAGACCCCAATACAATTCGATTAGTTTTAGATGTTGCGCCTGACGAAATTTACAATCTGGCCGCAATGAGTTTTGTCCATGAATCTTTTAACTCACCTAAAGCGACATTCGATATAAACGCTGGCGGCGCTTTAAATATGTTAGAGGCTACGAGGTATTTAAACTGTAAGTTCTATCAAGCATCAACTTCTGAGTTATTTGGCTCGTCCCCGCCACCTCAGCATGAAAGGACTTACTTTCATCCTCGTAGTCCTTATGGAATAGCGAAGTTAGCAGCTCACTGGTCAACGATAAACTACCGTGAGGCTTATAACTTACACGCGAGCACGGGGATTTTGTTTAACCATGAATCTCCTCGACGCGGAGCTGAATTTGTTACACAAAAGATCGTCCAAGGTGTAGCAAACATCGTTAAAGGAAAGCAGGAAAGGCTTGCTTTAGGGAACCTTGAGGCTATAAGAGATTGGGGACATGCAAAAGATTATGTTAAGGGCATGTGGTTAATGTTGCAGCAGCCAGAGCCGGGTGATTACGTTCTTGCTACCGGAGAAGGAAGATCAATACGAGACTTGCTTGATATTGCTTTTTCTTACGTTGATCTTGAGTACACGCACTTTGTTGACGTTGACCCTAAATTCTACCGACCTACCGAAGTGAATGCTTTAATCGGAGACCCGTCAAGAGCTGAAGGGATAGGATGGGAGCGAGAATATACATTTGAGATGTTAATAGAGGAAATGCTAGATGCTGCGCTACAATCAGATAATTGATATTATTCAAGAGCAGAAACCTAAAACGGTTTTAGAGATCGGAACTCACAAAGCGGTAAGGCCGGTTGAATGGTACAAAGCGTTCAAGTTCGACCACTATTACGGCTTCGATGTATTTGAAGGAGGTGATCTTAATCTTGATGAGAAAGAGATGAATGGCAAAGGCCGGTGTACCGAAGAGAACGCTCATAAGGTCTTGAAGGACATTCCTCACACTCTGTACAAAGGGTTGACTTCTGACACATTGATGACCTTTGACAAGAAGGTGGATTTTGCCTTTATTGATGGAGGGCATTCAATTGAAACCATACAGTCTGATTTTAACTTTGTAGCCCATCTTTTAAATCCGGGCGGTGTTTTAGTCTTCGACGACTACTACACACCTGAAAGACCGGGATTTGGCTGTAACCGGGTCATTGATGGCATGACTCATCTTGTGCTACCTGTCTCCGATAACGGGGTTTCTCTGGTGATGATGATTAAGGCACTCTAATGAAGACGGTTCTTGTTTCTGGTGGTTTTGATCCAATCCATCCGGGGCATATCAGGTATATAAACGAGTCGGCTAAACACGGTTCTGTTGTTGTTGCTTTGAACTCAGATAGCTGGCTAAAGAGGAAAAAGGGATTCTACTATATGCCGTTTGACCATAGGAAAGAGATTCTTCTTTCTATGAAGGGGGTAAGTTATGTCTATCCTGTGGATGATGCTGACAATACTGTATCGGAAGCAATTAGGTCTTTGAGGCCAGATTTCTTTGCTAACGGCGGAGATAGGCACGAAGAGAATACTCCTGAGATTAATTTATGTAATGATACTGGCGTTTCCCTGCTATTCAATATTGGCGGAGGGAAAACCTCGTCTAGTTCTGAGATAGTCCAGAGAGACTGGGGGTTTTATAGAACATTGTATGATGAAGATTTTAAGGTAAAAATTCTCACTGTTTTGCCGGGAAGGGCTATAAGTCTGCAAAGGCATAAGTTCAGAAACGAACATTGGATTTTTACTGAAGACAATTCATATAAGTTTATTAAAAAACAAGAGATTCATCAGCTAATAAATGACAATAAGGAACCGATGGTAGTTGTTGAGGTTCAAACGGGAACTTATTTTGGTGAAGATGACATAGAGAGACTTTAATAGTGATAATGGTAAAGGGAGAAGAAAATGAGCCAAGAAGCAATACCGATATATATCGGATTCGACCAAGCTGAATCTGTCGCATGGCATACGCTAACACATTCGATTCTCTCCAGAGCTACCGTGCCGGTGAGTTTTATACCTATAAAAAGGTCTTTGCTCAAATCGGTACACAATAGGTCGATTGACCCAAAACAATCAAATGAGTTCGCGTTTACGCGATTTCTTGTCCCTTATTTAAACGGTTATAAGGGGTATGCAATCTTTATTGATGCTGACATGATGGTTTTAGATGATATTAAGAAATTATGGGACTTAAAGGATTTCACCAGAGCGGTTCAGGTCGTTAAACATGACTACACACCAAAGGATGAAACTAAGTACCTTGGGACAAAGCAGTATGCTTATCCTCGAAAGAATTGGTCAAGCGTTATTCTTTTTAACTGCTCTCACCATCATTGTAAGCGACTTACTCCTGATTACGTCGATACTGCTTCTGGGCTTGACCTTCACAGGTTTAACTGGACTGATTCAATTGGCGAGCTTCCGAAAGACTGGAACCATCTAGTTTCTGAGCTTGATCCTAACCCTGATGCCAAGTTAGTTCATTTCACCGTTGGCGGCCCCTATTTCCACGAATATGAGGGATGTGAATATTCCGAAGAATGGTTTATAGAGCGAAAACTAATGCAGAACTGTAACCAACGTGGATAACTCCATTCTTGAGGCTGTAGAGGAGCTACAGGAGTACAGGAAGTATAATAAGCTAGAATTTTACGCTCCCTATGATTACCAGATAAGATTTCACCACGCTAAAGGGTTTGGTGACTTTGTTTGTATTCCTTCAGATAAGAATGAGGCCCATCTGTCCATTCAAAGGGCTTTGATGTGCGCCAATCAAATAGGAAAGACATATTCTGGCGCAATGGAAACGGCCATGCACCTTACAGGTCTTTACCCCGATTGGTGGAAAGGTCATAGGTTTGATAAATCAGTTAAAGTCCTTGTGGGGTCTAATACCAACGAAACCGCTAGGGATATATGCCAACGGGAGATGTTTGGAGACCCATCTGATGAGAAAATGCTCGGCGCTGGGTCAGTCCCAAAGAGATGCATCGTTAAAACTAATAGAAAGCCAGGAGTCAATAATGCCTTCGACTCTGTTCTTGTTAGTCACATATCGGGTTCAAATTCTGAGGTCTACTTTAGAGCCTATGAGCAAGGGCCGAAAAAGTTCATGGGACATAGGTATGATGTTGCTTGGCCTGATGAAGAGCCTCCACCAGACGTACAGTCGCAAATAGCTCGATCTCAGTTTTCTACTAATGGGATTGAATACATAACATTTACCCCAGAAGAAGGGATTACAGAGGTTGTGCGAAACTTCCTTCAGGACTTAAAGCCCGGACAGGCATTAATCAGGGCTACGTGGGATGATGCGCCCCATATGACCCCAGAATTAAGAGAGCAGAAACTCGCTGGAGTTCCTAAACATGAGAGGGCTATGAGAGCGAAAGGCGAACCTTTAATGGGGTCTGGATTAGTCTTTTCTGTTCCACGTGAAACAATTGAAGTTGAACCATTTGAAATTCCTGCACATTGGCCTAGAATAAACGGTATAGACTTCGGCTGGGATCATCCCTTTGCCTGTGCTTTTATTGCATGGGACAGGGAAGCAGACTCAGTTGTGATCTATGATGGGTACAAAGAACAACGTACTCTACCCCCGATGCACGCGGAGGCGATTAAAAGAAAGGGTGACTGGATTCCAGTAAGCTGGCCGAAAGATGGTCTTCAGACTGAGAAAGGTTCAGGCAAACCTTTAGCTGACAGATACCGTGAATTGGGGGTGAAGATGCATCATACCTATTTTACCAATCCCCCCGGTCTTGGAGAGCAGGAAGGCAAAGGTTCTCAGTCTGTTGAGTCTGGCATTATGGAAATGCTGGAAATGATGGAAACAGGCCGATTTAAGGTCTTTTCCTCGGTTACGATGTTTTGGGAAGAATTGGGCATGTACCACCGTAAGGATGGGAAAATAGTACCGTTTAATGATGATATGATGTCTGCTATTCGATATGCGGTAATGGCACGAAGACATGCTGAAGTTAAAGTGATGAGACAGATTAAACAACATACTCCACAGGGCTTAGGGAACTGGTAGAAATGGCAGAATCAACAGAAGGCACAAAACAGGTCAAAAAGCGCCGTATTACTCAGAAAGACTGGGATAAAGTGGCCGAATTCGTCACCACCTGTCTAAAGTCGAGGGAAAATGACACCTTCCGTAAGCAGCACGAAAGGATATGGGCAGAAGTAGATCGCCAAGTTGCCATGATTCCCGTGGAGGCAATGAAGAAAGACAAGAAAGACACCGGAGATTGGCATAATGTCATTGAGTTAGGGGAACTAGCCAGAGCTTCTGAAATAGTTACTGCTGATACCATGAGGCTCCTGTTTCCCAATAATAGGATGTGGTTTGAAGTCCACTCCGATATAGAGCAAGAAGAAGATCGCCCTTTAGACAATGCTACAAGAGCGTTTATGTCTCAGCAACATGCCGATTTCGGGTTTAAGGAGCGGTTGAACCTTTCAGTCCATGAAGCCCTCCATCATGGGGGGTTTGTAGTTGAGGTAGATGAGGAAACCACCCTAAAAATCCACGAAGGTACAGGCGTTCAGTCTACAAAGTCTCCAGTTTGGAAGCCTCATTCAATGTGGAACTGTTATCCCGACCCCTCTCCTTCTACATTGGGGACTAATACGTTCTACAACGGGTCAATGATTATTAAAGAGTACCTTCCGCTTTATCTTCTAAAAGAGAAGAAGGGCGGAGGCTGGATGCCATCTCAAATACCCAAAGTTAAGAAAAGAACCAATAATAATAAGGATATTGAGACCCAAGATATAGAAATGGTCAAGTATTTTGGAGATATAACCATCTCCAGAAATGACGGTGATATTCTCCTACCTAACTCCGAAGTCATACTTGCTAACGGGACGTTTGTTTACTTCTCTCCCGCGAAACTACCCTATCCAAGAGTGATTTATAATGGATACGAGAGGATGGACGTAAGAGACCCTTACTATACGTCTCCCCTAATAAAAACAGCTCCCTTGCATAAAATGGCTTCTAAACTAGCCAATAAGACACTGGATTCTGTCGATTTGCACGTAGAACCCGCGATTGTCTATGAAGGAAATGATCCTAATTTCGTCTTAAATGGCGGGCCAATTATCGCTCCGGGAGTTAAAACGCCCACCAAAGGCTTAGCTAACTTTAAAGAGATTGCCACTGGAGACCCAGACGTAGCCCTTGCCGCGCTTTCGTTCATACTTGACCAAGTACGTCAGTCTACCTCTGTAGACGCTGCTAGAGCCGGAGGAGGACAGCCTGTAGAGCGCTCTGCCACCGCTACAAGGCATCAAGCCCAAAGAGGTGAGGTGAGGGTTGTAGACTTCGTGGATAAGCTGGATTTCTCTTTAAAGACATTTTTGTATATGCAGCATGAATTCAATAAGACTGGGTTACAGAAGTATTCCTATTATAACCCTGAGATGGGCGCAAAAGACTTTATGTGGATGACCAAGAAAGAGCTTCCGCAGAATGTTCATTTTGACGTAGTTGGATCTAAGGGCATTTTGGGAGAAGAAGAAAGAGCGCAAAAGATGTTAAGTGTTACTACGATGGCAGCAGGAAGCGACCTGTTTAGGCCGCTACTAGATCCTGAAGCTATACTTAAGCAGGCTTTTATGGATTCTGGGGTTAAAAATCCTGAGCAATTCCTGAAAATTAATGAAGGTAATGAAGTTAACGCTATTGTTCAGCAGATACAGGAAGAGGCCCAAGGGGCTATTTCTCAGTTGGAGCAGGAAAACTTTGAGCTGGAGAAGAAACTTAACATCCAACAGGCGGTTAATGGTGCAAGAATTGAAGAGACAAGAATCAAGACAGAGATGCAGGCCGCATTATCTGAGGACAAGGCAGAGCTACAGGCCAAACTGGATATTTTAGACTCTAATCTTAAGATTATTGAGGCTCAAGCAAAGAGCGATTCCGAATCAGAGGATTCTCAAGTAACAATAAGGGAAATTATTAAAGCCGTTGCTGAGATTCAGGACGTTATGGAAGAACAAAGCGAAACTCTTTCCAGTAGAGCTAAAGAAATGGAAGATAGTGTCGAAAAACGATTCTCCAAGACAGACAGTGATTTGAAGGCATTAATGGAGAAATCTAACCGCCCAATGTCCGAAAGGGTTGCAGAGATTAAAAAGGCGATAAGAGATAATGAATAATTTTCTACTTCACATGAAGTCTTATCCCTTATGGGAAGATATGGAAGAACAGATTTTATCTTTAAGACCAATAATTCCAAGCTATACTCCGGGTAGTGATAATACGGAGAAATGGAAGCATGAATCCTCCAGACAGGAAGGATTTGATATTTTAACAAGTTTACTTAAAATAGGAGTTCACGATGAGTGATGAAGCCAGTGAGAGCGTAGAGCCAACTGAGACTGTAGAAGCCGCCCCAGAAACCTTGGAAACTATTTCCCAAGAGTTTAATGTTGAGGAGCAGGTAAATAACTTTCAAGCACAACCGGAACAGGCACAACAGCAAAACTGGAGTCCTGATCCAATTTCTGACCCTGACGCTTTTAATCAGTATAACCGTCAGCAGGCTGATAGCCTTAATGCCCTAAACACGACTGTTGAGAATTTGGCTAGTCAAGTTAAGGGTTACGAGGATCAGGCCGCCCAACAGAAGGCTGATGCTGATGTTAGTAGTGCGGTAGCCAAGGTAAATGAGAAGTTGGGAGTTGATCCTGATATGGCAGAAGTCGCTTTGAGAATGGAGTACGATAAAAATCCCGCTTTTAAGAAGATTTGGGATAATCGCGGTCAGAACAAGGCTGCCTTTGATAAGGCGCTTGATGTTGTTGCTGACAAATACTCTTCAAAGTTTGCCATTAAGCAAGACTCTCAATTAACTGAAAACCAGCTAGCCGCCAAGAAGTCTCTACAGACTATGGCTAAAACGTCACAGTCGGATACTAACAGTGAATGGGATGGTTTATCCCAGGCTGATTTCGACGCGAAGTGGCAGAATCAAATGAGAGGTTAACATGGCTTTAAATGTTAGTAACTTAACGAGTACCGTACAGGCTCCGGTCAACTATGTGTTGATGCGGGGTCTATTGAGTGCGGCCAAGAAAGTGTGTCCTTATTTTAATGAGACGCTTCCGGGGTCGCTTGAAAAACGACAGGGTTCTTTGTCAGTAAAATGGCGGCGTATTGAGAACCTTGCCCCAATAACAGCAAATCTATCTGAATTAACCGAAAATGGCCCTCTGGCCTTTGGTGCAGGTCGATCTACTGTTAAACCAACCATCACCGATATTACCAAAGCAATGGCTAAAACGGGTAATGCCATCATAACCACTGAGGAAATTGACCTGTTTAACGTCAACTCCAACACAATGGCACTGATGGATACTCTTGGCGCTAATGCTGGTGAATCATTGAACTTGTTTGCTGCTACCGAGTTTGGTAATGCAACGGTGGTTCGATTCGCTTCTGGTGCTGCGACTGACTCTGCCACTATTGCAGAGATGAAAGCGGTTGATATTAAGTACGCTGTAAATCAGCTAAATCGACAGTCTGCCATGAAGACTTTTACACAAGGTACTGGTAGCACCAACTACAACTCACAACCTATCCGAGCTTCATATATGGGTATTTGCCACTCTGATGTTGAAGAGGACATTCGTGAGCTTACCGGCTTTATCGGTATTGAGCAGTATGGTGGCTACACGCAAACCTTCACGGGTGAGTTTGGTACTGTCAAAGGTGTTCGCTGGTGTTCTACCGAGATCGCTCCCATTGAAACGGGCGGCGGTACTACTTCTACCTCAGACTCCTTCCGGGGAGCTTCTGTGGCTGCAAATGACTTGTATAGTTCTTACATATACGGGCGTGAAGCAGTAGGTACGGTAGGTCTTGGCGAACGGCAGTCCAAGGAAATCTACATGATGGGCGACAAACTGCCTACAGTTGAACTGATTGTTCATCAACCCGGCTCTAGCGGTGTTGCTGATATGTTCAACGAGGTAGGGTCTATCGCGTGGAAAGCATGGCATGGTACGAAAATCTTGAACGATAATTGGATCGTAAAAGTTGTTACTTTAGCCTCAGATTTGAACTGAGTTAGCTGAGAGGGAGGGGGGCGAAAGCCCCCTTTCTTACTAATTTAATGGGGGGTGTATCATCGACTTTGTTACTGGCGTTAACCGGCTTCTTCGCATCAACCAAATTATCGGCGGTGACGATGACTCAATGGCCGACTTTACAGATACCCAACACGCTGCTGATTCTGAATTAGCTCAAATTGCTATTCAAAGCGAATTAAACATTTTAATCGCTGATAAGCTTATTCCTTACGAAAAAGCCTCTGCTACGATCGCTCTTGTAACAAGTACGAGAACGTATGCTTTAGAGAGTGATTTTGTCCGTTTCTACGGTAAGAAACCTTCTTTTTACGACTCTGTTGATAATGTAAGAATTTATGAATATACAGGTGGTGAGGATGCTTTAAGAGATCAGGACTACCAATATCAAACAACTAAAGGCGGCCCGTGGGCATGGTATTGGGATGCTACGACTACAAAGAGAGTAGCCTTTTACTCAGTCCCACAATCTAGCTATAACGGGCGCAGTCTTTCTTATGATTACGAGAAGAGTGTTTCTGTTACTGCATATAACGACACGCTTCCTTTCCATAACGAGGAAGAGGCTCAGACCTTTGTTTCTTGTGCTGCAAGACGGTTCAAGATGATGGAAAATTCCCTACAGGTGCAGAGAATGTCTGAGGATGCCGAGTATTCTGACTCGATGGCCGCTTTGCTTTCCCTGATGACCCCTACAAACCCTTCCGCCGGATATGGTCGGAGATATGGTTAATGGCAACGCTTGTCTTTTCAGGCGGCTTAAATGAACAAGACATGGCCCTCGTCGCTCCTGAAGAATGTATTGAAGGATTCAATTCTGAATTAGGGTTTAACCAAACCTCTTTCAGACCCAGAAAACCTTTTGATTCTATGGGTACAGCTACGAATGCTTCTGATATTCGGGGTATTGTTCAATTAATCAAAAATGATGGCACAGAAACTACCATAATCCAGGCTGGCGATACGGTCTACGACTGGGATGGCGCAGCTTCATTCACCTCAAAAGGGTCGGTAGCGTCAAACTCCAAATTAAGAGGAACTTTCTGGTCTTTAGATGAATATACGATAATAACCGATATTGCCAAAGCAACAGTGGTTAAGAAGTGGGACGGGTCAACGCTTTCTACCCTAACAACAGGGATTGAGCCTGTAGACCTTTACGCTAAGTATGGAGTAGTGCATTTAGGCAGGATGTGGCTCTTTAACGTCACGGCTAGTACCGATACCCCTCATTTAATGGTGGGGTCAGCCTTTGAAAACCCTACTTCTTACGATACGACTGAAAGAGCTTCTACGGGTACTTTTGCCACAGGGACAGAGGCGTTCTTTATGACGACCCCTGACCTTCTGCCGATAAACGGGGTTGAGCTATTTCAGAACATCTTAATCATTTCAACCGAAGGCGGGAGATTGTGGAAGCTAACAGGCGTGGATGCGAATGATTTTGCATGGACACCCTTTTATACGGCCTCTGCTGCGGCTGGTACAGAGACTATGCGCTCTATAGGTAATGACGTAGTCTACATGAAGAGAGACGGTGTAATCGAGTCTCTGGTAGGCACAGACCGTTTTGGAGACGTTTCTGCTAACGACTTATCAAAGTGGATACGATCCTCTACTTCAGGTCTCTCAGACGCTATCACGATTTACGACCAGTCTCGACAGAAGGTTTATTTCTTTGCCGGAAGTAACAAATTACTGGTTTTGTTTAAAGATTTGCTAGGAACTGAGTGGAGTCCGTGGATGCTGTATAAAACAGACCACACGTCTAGTTTTTCGACCAATGCGGCGGTTTATATTCGAGAGGCTGGGGGAAATACGGCTTCTGATTACTATGTTTACTTTGGTGACAGCTCTGGGAACGTATATCGCTTAGACGGTACGGGAACTGGAGACAATGGGGATACAGATGTTCAAGCTACTCGTAAAACAGGATTTATCCAAAGAGTACAATCTGAGGATGGTAGGGAGATCAGGGTTAATCGAGACCGTTTGAGGGGTAGGGTTTTTTACCGCAGAATCTCGTCCACGACTTTAATCATGGACTTTGAGTGGGCAGATGACTTCTCGACGAACCGCTGTTCTATTCCTTTAGAGGGGCCGGGAGTTGGTGATACAGCCTCTCATTTTAATGGAAGTGCTTACTTTGGCGGTTCTTATTACTTTAACACTGGATTCTCTCTTTCTTACAAGAATGCCACTAAAGGGTTCTCTGCCATAGGAAGGGGGCCGGGAGTAAATGTTTTAACCTCAATAACCAGTTCACAGGAATTTGACGTACTCAAAGTAGAGATATAATGAAACCAAGAGAAAAGCGCGAGAGACTATTCCGCCATTCGAGACCAAATTTAAGACCATTTGAGCTATATGATGGGGATGAGTATCATAAAGACTTTAAGATATTATGGATTGCTCATCAGAAAGAGCCTTTAGAGGGGGTTTCTAAAGATATTGATGAGGCGGAGTTTAAGGGAGAATTACTTGGCAGGCAGGCTGAAATTCTCATTGTTGAAGACAAGAACAAGCAGTTTGACGGATTTGGCCCAGTAGGAGTGTTTTGGCTGATTAATTCTGGATGGAAGATCGAACCCCACGTATCATTTTTCCCTTGGGCCACTAAAAGGAATAAACTTAGGTCAGCGGTTTCTTTTTTACAATGGGCTAGGAACTCAAGAAAAGTGGGGTGTGTGTTTGTAATAACAGCAAACAAATGGCGATCCGCAGCAGATCGAGTATGTAGTTATGGTGTACTACACTATGTTGGAAAGTTAAAAAACGGCAATCCCACAGGGGATGATTATATTTATTCAGTTAAAGGAAAGAAACGGGGCTAGATTATGAGCGTATCATCTTCACCAAGCAAGAAATTTTCAAAGTCAAAGTCGCAGACTAAACCGATTTTTTCTGGGACAGACTTTTCATCCCGATCTGGTGGGAGGATTTCTTTCGACCCCTCTATTCGAGGACTTCAAGAGGAGGGCGTTTCTTCGGTTGCATCGGGTCAACAAAGGCTCGGTGAAGCCGTGGGCCAGTTTGGAGGCAGCATGGGGGAGTTAAGGGGGCAACTTTTCACGAATCGCGATCCTTTTATGCAGGCCAGAACTCGCGGACTTGAACAGCAGCAGGCTCAGGAGCGGGGCGCTTTACAGCAAGATATAGGACGAAGAGGCTTGGGAGGCTCCAGTTTTTCACAGCAAGCGCAAACAGTACAGTCTGCCGCACAGCAGACGCAGCTCTCTGACCAGCGGGCTTTAGCGGTACAAGACTCGATAAAGACCGGGATGACCATAGATGAAATGATGCTTAACGCTGAAGCTCTTGCAGCCCAAGGAGATTTAGAACAAGCTAATTATTTGAGAGGCATTGCTGATGACCGCGCAAGACTTGAGGCAAGTGTTCTTACTGCCACTGGGACTGATTCATCAGCCAAGATGGAGGCATGGGCGCACTCCGGCAGCTTTGGGATGGGTGGTGGCGGTTCCTCCGGCGGAGGAGGTGGACTCTAATGCCTTTTAACAACATAAGGTCAGTCCAGCCTCAACAGCAAGAGGTGGAAACAGAGGATCAGCGCCTTGGCCGTAAAGCTCAGGCTATGGGGCTTACTTATGAGAGTCGGTCTGGTGGTGGGGCGAATATGAACGACCCCGTGGTAGCCAAATCCATAAAAGAAATCAGTTCAGGTCTGGTAGATCAGGATACTGTGAAGATATGGCAGAAGCGTAATCCTCGCGTAGCCGGGGTTTTTGGAAAAGCTTTAGAGTTTGCTCAAGATCGAGAGACTAGAAAGAAGAAACAGCAGCAGATACTAGGCAGAAACATCTATGGCGGAACTCCTGATGCTTTTCAGCAGCAAGGGCCAGTTCAGCAAGGGCAACCTGATTTGCCTGAAATACCTGCCTCTGGGCCATCATTTAACCAGCAGCAAGCATTACAGATGGCTACACAGCAGGGCGCATTAACTCCTGAGTTTCAGGCCCAGACTAAAGGTCTTGCTGAATCATTTGCTCCCCCATCAAACAAAGCTGCATCAATAGGGAATGCTGGCGAATTTGAACTACCTAACAGAGATAAAGTAAGAGCGTTCCTCGACAAAGAGAGTCGCCAATGGATTTATCGTGACAAACAAGGGAATGAGCAGCCTCTCCCTTATGGTGCAAGAAAAGTAACCCCATCTAGTACGGGGCAAGAGAAGATGAAGCCAAAGCAGTTGTTGGCTCTAAGAACAGAGATGGCTGATACAGAAAACGGTGTGAGGACGATGACCGGATACATGAAACGTGTAGCCAAGTCGCCTCATGGTATTGAATTATTGGTGAACAAGTGGGTAGGGAAAGCCAAAACCATGTTTGGTGGCGATCTTTCTCCTGAAAACCTCTCTGTTCTTGAGCAGCAGGGCAAACTGCAAGGTCTTCTTGGTAAATTCCGAAAAGAGGTTGTCGGCCCCGGCGTTATGACTGAGTATGATGCTAAACGTGTAATTATGGCTATGGGTGGGGAGCCTGATGCAACCCGACACCCTGAGATTGTTCGCAGGCTTTTAGCTGAAACACTACAGTCTAAGATAGAGTCTTATAATAAAACCTTATTACCAATGTACAGAGATCAGAGAAAGAGAGGCGGGGCATACACCAAAAAGCTGAAAGCTCTTTCCATGCCTAAAGCATTCACTACGCCTTTAGTTAATAAACCTTCAGCAAAAAGAAGTGTTGCGGATATAGACGCTGAAATAGCCGAGCTAGAGAGCCAGCTATAGTGGCCGTTTCAAAAGAAGACATCCAGAAAAGAATCAGGCTCCTTCAATTAAAGAAGGAGAGAATGCTTGCTGTCCAAGCTCAAGAGCGGCAGACCCCTATAGCTCAAGTGCCCCAAGAACAATCGTTCCTAGAGAGGTCTGGAGAAAGACTTGCAGAGCGCGGTGAGAATATTGCTGGTTTAGCAGGTCATATCGTCTCTGGAGAGACTGACCCGAATAAAAGAATGGGGCTACCTAGTCTTGGCCTTCAAACAGCCGGCCAGGTCGCTGGAGGGGCTTTAGACGTTGTTGGCGAGGGTATCTCTTCCGGTATCTCAGAGCTGGCAGGGGCGTTCCCTGAAGCTGCAAGAACAGCGCGGGGAGGTATGGCTGCATTCCGTAGCACCGATATTGGCCGCTCTTTAATGTCTGGAATTAAGTCCGTAGGGCAAGGGCTTTCAGCCTTAGAAGAAAAGCACCCCAAGCCGATGGCGGAAGTTGGAGCGGCGGCGAATGTCCTGTCTGCGCTATCTCCATTTAGGGCTACGAGAGCTGGCAGGACTGCAAAGGCAAGAACAAAGAGAGAAACCTTTACTGATAACCTTATTTTAAGGAATACGACCCCTACTCAAATGAAGGAATTAGCCTCTCGCTCAAGACAGGTTGGGAAGAAAGTGGAGATTGATCTAACGGACTTCGAGAAAGCTGTATCGACAGAGGTTGGTAAATTAAGAGCCGTTAGGCCAAAGAACACTTTACTGAGAAACCAGAACGTCATCCAGTCAGAGATCACTAAGACGCTTGACGCTCTTGATAAAAGGCTTGCCCCATCCAAAGTAAGGATAAATAGAGACGGAGTAAATAAGCTTATTGATTTTGAAGTTGATAAGGCCATGAAGACTAATGTGCTAGTTCCACTGGAAAGTCAAAAAAGACTTAAGGCTTTCGTCCAATTAGGCAAGGATATTTTAGACAAGCACCCAAATACACCGGCCGGATTACTTAAGGCAAGAAGGGAGTTTGATAGGTTAGTGAAGAACAAAAAGAAAACGGTCTTTGATACTCCTGAAGAACTGCCTCTTAATGATGTAGTAAGATCATTAAGAGGTTCCATTAATGATATTATTGATAAATCTGTCCCCGATCTTAGGGTGAGGGCAACTTTAGATAAATCACATAAACTTATTGACGCTGTTGAGACTATGATTCCAAAATCTGCCAAAGAGATTGCAGCCCACGGTAAAGGTAAAATACAAAGAGGAGCAGAATCTCTTGCTAGATTTGCTGTTTTAGGGAAGGTATCAAGCGTGGTGAGGAAAAAATAATGGGAGCAAAGTACAGTTCAAACTCAATATCAGGCTATAACTCAACGCCCCCCAGTGATGACGGGGCTACGAGTGAGGCTAATAAGGTTAAGTGGTCAACGATAAAGAATAAACTGACCGACCCCCCAAAGACTTTAGCTGAAGCTATAAACACTGATATTAATACAGCTTTAGACTATGGCCCTATTTCAGTAGTTAGTGCTGCTGTGACCCTTGGAGCTAGTCATAATAATCAGTTTATCGAGATGTCAGGAGCTTCTACCCCGACTCTTGGAGACGCAGCTACTCTGACAGCGGGTTGGTTCTGTGATGTAAAGAACACAGGTTCTAATGTTATTACAATGGCCCGTACTACCTCTACAGACACTATTAACACGGTGACTGCCGATGTAACCATGAACTCTTTAGATTATATCCGTTTCGTAGTGAATGCTGCTGCTAGTGGATTTCAGACGGTTCAAGTAAAAATTGCTACGCAAGCACAAGCGGATGCTGGGACAGCATCAGATGTTTTCATAACCCCAGAGACTCTCGCGGGAAGGATGGGTTTATTTGTAAACAATGCAAGCGGCAATGCCAACATCTCAAATACCCAACTTAATATTACATCAACAGTATCAGCCGTTACATGGGAGTCAATAGGCCCAACAGGTAGTGGGGCAGATCACATCTGGGCCGTTTTGGATAGTGTGCCTCTAGGCGCTGACTGGGTGGAATTGAGAATATATGCAAGTGCGACTGATTCTGCTACCGCAGCCAATACAGTACGTTCTGCCACCCTTGCCGCTAGGGGCGATGGTAGCTCTGAAGCTTATGGGATTGATACTGGTATTTTGACCACCGGGTATTACACCAATGCGGCAGGGCATGGACATGCCTTAGATTATAGCGTGACTAAAATACCATTTTCCTCTTCAGGTGTATTTGAGTTGTATTGGGTATCTAGCACTGAAGCCACCAACATTTATGTATGGTTAACTGGCTACGGATATAACTCGGTATGAATAGTTTTCTTCTGTCATTAAGCCTGTCTATAGGTCTTGGTTATGATATGGAGGACGATTTCAGCCATCAGGATAAGGACTTTAAAGGCATTGTTCAGATTGAAAGCAAGGATGGTAGCTATGGGTTTTGGCACTCGTCAAGATTAAACGATGGCCTCAAAGGAAAACCTGATGACCAGAATATCTTTTATATAAAATACAGGATTAAATAGTAAAATGTACTCGAAGCCTAGTCAAAGCGGATATAACACATCACCCCCTAACGATGATGGGTCTATCTCTGAAGACAACAAAGTAAAATGGGCAACCATTAAAGGTAAGCTAAGCGACCCTAATCAGGTCTTTGCTACTGCGATTAATGACGCTACTGAATCAGCTTTTGATGACCTTGCTTCTATCGTTACAGACGATGGTACTAAAGGCTATCATCTTATTTACTATCCTATCCTAGCTGGGGAGACAGGTGTAACGGATTACGAATATCCTGTAGGTGACGTAAGAAGATATGGCGCGAAGGGTGATTATGACAGAGTAGCCGATACTGGTACGGATGATACTACAGCAATCCAGAATGCTATTGATTCTGTAAAGCTGACCAAGAGAGGGCATGTACATGCCCCTGCCGGGTCATACCTATTAACCAGTGAGTTACAGCTATTCTGGGGTCTTAAACTAACCGGCGACAGTAGAGGAAAGTTTGATGAGGTTGTCGGGTATTTGGGGGCAACAACCTTTTATGGGCAGCATACAGGGGCTTCTGTCCTGTCTTTGAAAGGTGCATCTTTTGTTACTTTAAAAGATTTTGCGATTGAAACTGATCCCGCAAATCATCCAAAAACCGGGTTATTACTTGGTAGGAATTCGGCTAATTCAGCGGGCCACCACAATATAGACCTCCTAAGAATACAGGGTACTTTCAGTGTAGCCGCTATTTATTCTATCGCTTCTGAAGTTAATACATGGGGTGACTTGTACGTACATAATCTAGGCAGCGGTGGGAAATATTGTTTTTACACAAGTGCAGCAGATGATTTATCTGTTGATAGCTTAACTACATCTACTAACCTAGTTAGCGTAGCAACTGGCAACTTATACCTTATCAACTCATCAACCGATGCGGCTGCGGCTTGTATTTATATGGAAGTTACTCAATCAATGGGCAGCTGGTCATTCATCGGAACTTATATGGTTCCTTTTTCTGGCTCTTATGTGCATATGAACTTCACTGGAGCTGTTCCTTCTCACCCATTAGGCCCGTTTTCATTCTTAGGTTGCAGCGGAGAAAAACTTACTGGAGGTGATCCAGTCTATGGATTTAGGTTAGATGCTTCTGCCGCAGCATCCTTAGTTGGATTTAACGTGAATGGTACGAGATTTGATCTTTTGGCAGATCAAGACATTACAGATATAAGTGTAGCTAATCCGGCTGTTGTTACGGTGGTTGGACATGGTCTTACCGATCAAGACACGCATACATTTACAGGTACAAACGGAACGCCGAACATAGATGGTGAGCATGTAATTACGAGAATAAATGATGATACTTTTTCTGTACCCGTTAACCAGACTGTGCAGGGAACGGAGGGTGTAGTGCATAGCCATTACCCAATAAAGCAAAGCTCAAATTTAACCTTAGTTGCTCCAAATATTGTCATCCAGCCACCAGAATCCTTACCTTATGCGTATAGCGGCATATTCAGAGATCAGGTCGAGGGAGGTATCTTGAGTGTGGGGCGAGATGCTTTGTGGGTTGCGCCTACATTGGAAAATAGCTGGGTTAACGAATTTGGAACTCCCTTTGCACAGGCAGGTTATCGAGTAGACGCAGAAGGGTTAGTTACTTGCCGAGGTAGTGTATCTTCTGGCTCGTCGACTATATTCACTTTCCCATTAGAGCTAAGACCAGGATTCAATCATTATTTTACTACTAGCGGTAATAACGCACATGCAAGGCTTTTTATCACTGCAAGCACTGGCGCGGTCACTGTAGATGTTGGGTCTGGGCCAGAGGTAGATTTAGGCGCTATCAGATTTTACGTTGGTAATTAAATGAACCTAACCCTTACAAGATACGGCTCTATCCCCGGTAAAGGTACGTTTGGGGAGCTAGAGATTGAAGGTATGACCCTTTATTCAGTTGAGAGGGAATGGCTTGATAATAGGTCGAATATCTCCTGTATACCTGATGGGGATTATAAATTAGTCCCTCATAATTCTCGTAGACATGGTGAGACATGGGCGCTGGAAGGTGATGGTGTTACTCATTGGGAAGCCCCCGATAAACGCTGGGGAATACTTTTCCATGTAGCGAATAAACAATCAGAGCTTGCAGGCTGTATAGGGCTAGGCAGGAATATAGGGGATAGCTGGAATGTTATTAGCTCACGACATGCTATGGAGTATTTCTTAGCTATTCTTGCGAGAGAATCAGAACACACACTAACAATAAGGTGGCAGAATGGAACCGCAACATAAACATAGAAGCTCTGACGGGGTAACAGTGATAAAGGTGCTTTTTGGCCTCACTGGTAGTCTTATTATGTTATTCATGGGTCTGATTACTTATGTCTACACAACTAATTCCAATACTGTCACCAATGGGATGGCAAGTATTGTCAGTGATGTGAGGAAGATTCGAGAACAGGGTATAATTACAGCTGCTTTCGTGCAGAATCTTGATGCTCGCAGTCAGGAGAATAAAGAAAGTATTTCCACATTAACTAAAGAAGCGCGGGTATATTGGAGGAAGTAGCAATGGATGATTGGAAAAGTTTGCTAGGCAGTATCGCGCCGACTATTGCTACGGCTCTTGGTGGGCCTGTCGCTGGCATGGCGGTTAAAGCCCTTGGTGGAGCCTTGTTAGGCAATGAAGATGCGGGCAAGGATGAGGTCGAGTTAGCTCTGGCTAACGCCTCTCCTGCCGACCTGCTGAAAGTCAAAGAGGTTGACGCTAAGTTTAAAACGGACATGGAGAAGGCCGGTGTTGATCTGGAGCGCATTGCTTCTGATGACCGGGCCAACGCCCGTGAGCGTGAGATCAAGACCGGAGATAATGCCCCTAAGATACTCGCTACTGTAATCGTTATTGGGTTCTTTGCTACCTTATACGCCATAGCTTTTGCCGACATCCCAGACAAAGCCATGCAGCCGGTAAGTATTTTACTTGGCGCATTGACAGCCATGCTTACTCAGGTGGGGAATTATTACTTTGGCTCAAGTGCTGGCAGCAAGAAGAAAACTGAATTAATGGGGCAAAAATGAAATATCCACACCTTGAATCTATCGTGCTAATTGTGATATTTATCCTGCTGATGGTCTTAGGCCCATCGGATATATTCGCCTCTGGCTCCCACCATGAATACGTGGTGAACAATACAACCACGATCAAGAAAGACATTAAATCTGCGATGGCGATGGCTACCTCAAACCTACATCTTGATTCCAGGTATATTCCACTTCAAGGGTCAATCGCTGTGGGCTCTATGAACGGCTCTAACGCGATTAGCTTCGCCATTGGTAAACGGTTCAACAAGGACAGTGGGCTTCTTAGCGGCTCTCTGGGGTACGAGGATGGCAATATAGGGATAGGTAGTGGCTACTCCTTCAAATTCTAACTGGTTCAAGACCTTCTCTGAGAACTGGGTTCATCCTTTACTGGAGAACAAGAAGGCTGTACTGATTCTCTTGGGACTGTTTCTGTCTCTGTCTGGGTATGACATTTACCGCGTAATCGACGAACCACCAAGCTCGCCACTATATCAATCAGCAGCCAAACCATTACCACAGAATACAGAACCGCAAAAAATACCCATAATCCAAACTCTAGATTGCTCAAAAGAACTTGCCTCCCATATTATTAGGTTTAATAGCCATGCAGATAGCCATAATTAATCCTGAAAGCCCCACCAACCCTTCATAGCTCCAAAGTCGACAAGCCCTTTAATGGCATCATCAAGATTTGGATTTCCGTATGAGCTACCGTTATTGGCTCTTGATTGATGTTCGGCATCACGCTTTCTTAACCGTTTCAGCCTTTTAATTATTGACTCAATAGCGGGCTTATCTTCTTCAGTAATTGGCGGTAAGCTCATCATCTCTCCTCCATCACAGTGTAGTGGGTGTTATAATCCGTAAACTACTAAATATCCGTATTCCCCAACTTCGTAATCGAAGCCTGCAAATTCTCGATTCTTCTTCGTAAGTTTTTGTTCGGCTCTTATCTGTTTTAATGATGCAGACAATAGGTTATGTTTGTGCGGGCTATACCTCACCCCAAAAGTGATTTGCCACCCATCAAAAAATGCAGGCTCTCTATTTATTGTGTGCATGTAATATTTCTTCATCTCAACCTCCTAATACTTCCCCGACTCATTCAATACAGGTCTATGTGTCTTGGTTGTTATACCTTCAGTTTAGCCAGCGATTCCCTTGTCCCTTCAAGCTGGGGGATTTCAGATACCTTGCTTGGGGTGTAGTTTCTAAACGCAGCCTTAAAATTATATATCGCTGTGGCGGGGTATTTATCAAACGCATGAAGTCCTTCCTGCAAATTGAGGCCAATGCCAACGCACCACATATTGCCGTCCAACTTTAGTTCCGCGCTTATCTTAAACCCATCATTACCAAAATCTATTTCAATATTATTCATTATTATCTCCTATTCAAGGCCCACATAAGACATCTCAGGTCTATTGCGGTGAGGCCAGTTTCTACGTTCAGTGTATCCGTTAACACAGCAGGTCGTTATTCTGTCCTCTCTGCTTGCGGCTTCCAGTTGCTGTAGGTACATCATGCAGTCTAAATCAGCGTCTCCAGTTGTCCATCCTGGCGGGGCTAGTAGGAATAACAATGTGCAGAGGCTATTCATTTAAAATTGCCAGTATCTCGTCAACGTAATTGCAGTCCAGCCAAGTTAAACCCGGAGTCCACTTCTGGATTTTTAACTCGTGCGGGTGCGCCAATATCTTCTCCACCACCTTCCGCTCGGCTTCTTGCATGGTATAGAGGGGTTTAGCCTCAGTCCTCGGATTCTCCCCACGCAGCACCTTCTGCCGGTATATTTCTGATTTGCTATCCATAATTCTTAATCATCATCCTGCGCCAATCGGCTAATTCAGCGCCCGTATACCTTCGGCACATAGGCCCACGGTTAGGCTTTAACTCTGTTGACATCATCTCTGCTGGCCCCCATGAGGGGGTGCTGAGTAGGAAATTGATTAGCTTTCGTAGCATTTTCATTTGATATCTATCCTTGTGTCTTGTTCGATTCTCGCTCCAGTACAGCCGCCCGCTTTCTTAATCGCTGGTAAGTCAGCCCTCCAGACAGCAGGAACCTCCTTCTTAAATTCAAGCGGTATTGCCTCTAAATCATCGACCACCACTTTTGGAGGATTCTTTTTAACTTTGACCACGAAGTATGGGCATGAAATTTCAGTAATACCTGTCCTCTCCATATTGGCTTTCAGGTAAGATTTAAGACTTGCAGCCCGCTTCTCGATAACTTTACGTCTTGCAGCCATCTTAGATTCAGCTTCCTTGATAGCTGTAGCGTCAGCTAAGAGGTTTTCATAGTACTTCGCTACGTTGATAGCCTTTTCTTCGATCTCGCCTGACAGAGCCTCTAAGGTGTCGTCAACAACCTCAGCAGGTAAGTCCATATCCGAAAGATTAGCTAGAGCTTGATCATATTGGGCTGATAATTCGTATAATTTCATAGTAAATCACTCCCCTTTCGGGGAGCGCCTCGGCTATTGATCGTAGTTAGATGCTGGCGGATTCCGTTCGTCATGCTGCTCGGTAACGGTTGTATCAGGTTTTGGCCCTGTCCGTTCCTTTGATCCCATAACCCGCTCTTTCATCTTGTCAGTTAATTTCTCAACCATTGCAGGTTCTAAGTCGTCCTGATCAATTAAGATAAGATCGCCTTTAGGCGTTGGAGCGGTCATTCCATCTGGAACCGGGCCGATGGTCTGGACATTCACATACTTGTCATTGTGGACAATGTTCATAAATGCCTGCTTTCCAATCAGCGTGGATAGATCAAAGTTATCCGCTTCTGATTGCTCTGAGAATCGCTGGCCTAACCAATCTTCGATAAACTGACAAAGCATGGAGTTTTGATACATGGAGTAGTTGAAATTATTGAACAATAAGAAAGGTTGTCCTTTAAATTCACCTTCATCCATTAATTTCTCAGACTCAAACACGACCATTATTTTGCGCTGGTCTTTCTGCTTCTGATCATTCCAGTGAGTGCCTACATCGATTATCCGTGTACAGACTCCGAGCGCCCATCCTGACGGGTGCTTTTCAAAATCATTACCAGAGTTGTTTTGTGGTGCTTTCATTGTGGTTCCTTTGTTGGTTAGCCCAACGTTAAAATGGGGGTATTTCCCCGGCTTTATTGGCATTATCGCCAAATTCTTCTAGCTGTTCATTATACTCTTTTTCAGGTAAATCCTCGATAACAGTATCGCAAAATATCTCGTTAAAATCGGTATCTAGCTTACTGCCAAGGAACATCTGATTCATAATTTTGCTCATCACAATTTCCTTTTAATAGGCGGGATATAGTGGACTCGACCTTTATTATCCACTCGTTAGCAGTAATAAGTTATTGCTTGCTTTTTGCTTCGCCCCTGCAAGGGATTCACATTAAACATGCCTTTACCGTTAGCAACAAGTCGCGTAATTCATCAGGCTTGCAGGCCATCAGAACCCGTTTTATCCCATAAAACTTTGCTCATAAGTCCTCCCTGTCCTCGTCCCACCCATCTAGGTACATTGAGGCGTGTTCGTCTTCAATAGGCGCAGACTTAGCCAGCTTATAAAGCACAATTGATACCGCTAGACCCAGTATTGGGTATATCCACCATAAGCTCACAAGTATCCCCTTGCTTTACCCTCAAGCACCCATCCTGCTTTGTTCAGCATGTTAATAATCATCTCAGCATCACCACAGCTTGCAGCAGAGACATCTACAACCTTTTGACATGCCTGACGTAAGCTGGAGTGGTAAGACTCTCTAACCTGCTCCTTTGGCTGCTTATCCTTACCTTTGCCCATATAGGTTTCGTACAATACCCACTGGCGGCCATCGTGCTTAGCTTTGAATTTATCGTTAAGTTTAATCAATTTAATTTCTCCCGGTATTCAGCTCATAACAAGCTATCTAAAATTTCTTCTTCAATTGATTCCAATTCCTCATCCGATACTGCAAGCTCCTTATACTGCTTGTGAGCTATCCAATCTGGGACGAAGTGAATGGTCGAGATAGATATGATCTCTGCTCTTGCGTCCTCTGCGGGGCTTTCAGTGGCCCCTATAGCCTTGTGGTAGATGTATTTAACTCTCAGCTCGACATCTTTGCCGAGAAACTGCCTTTTTACCATTTGTGTATCTATACCGCTCATAGTTAATCCTTGTGTTATCTGTAATGCGTCTAATCTGCTAAGGCTCATGGGATTTGCCGAGTCTTGTGTACTTTTTTCATTTTGTTTATTAGATTGCTAATCTGGTTAAGTTCTTTTTCGGTCAAGTACCATTCGCCGCCTTCAATAGTAAGCTCATAAGCTTGTTTAACATCATCAAAATCAACAGCGATATTCACACTTAAATCAAGTCTGTCGATGTAAATCATTTCAGTCGCTTTCATATTCCCACCTCAATAAGTACGTTAATCAAATAAATGTCGTATTCTGTAAATAAATCCCCGTTGTTGTACTTTAGGAGCAGGGATTTCTTTGCATCGTCTAGGTGATGGTTCGGCATACACAGTGGATGTAATAGCTTTAGACTTCTTGCATCCCTTAATGAGCGAGTAACTGAGTATCCCGCTACCTGCTTTAGCTGTGCAGAACCCATCATATTTAGCTCCTAGATATAATCTGAAATTCTTACATTTGCCGCATTCGGTTTTGTTTTCCATGTGGCTAACATTAGCAAAGGAATTAAAGCCTGTGAATTCGTTTGTTTTGATACCACCCCAAGCCAATTTAATGCGACTTACCGAGAGTAATATACGATACTTGTACCCTTACTAGGAGGTGATGAGATGAGTTATCCAAAGTTTGCAGTAGGCGAAGATGTGCTAGTTTTGAGTTTGGATTATCCCGATGTAAATTTGGCCGAAGTAACTGTTGTGGCTAAATACTTCACAACAGCGGTTGATTCTATCACTGGAGAGCATTTAGAAAAGGCATGGAGATATAAAGTCGAGCCAGAGCCTAGACCCGATATTGTCGGCGTGTGGAAAGAATCATCCTTACGCAAGCGCCCCTCAGACTTCACCTTTAACGAATTGATGGATAGCCTTAAGGCACCCCAAGCAGACCCTATCACCATAAGCAGACTAAACGATGGCAAGAAGACTATTAAAGTGGATTTGGATGATCTTAAATAGCCCCTCATATTTCAGAGGGGTAACTGCGCCAATACTCGATTGACGGCCTATTGCAGAGCTTACCGCCGCCAAGATACGGCTTCTGGAATAAGATGCTTGTAAGGACTTGATTCATTATAACACAGGATGCAGAGGCCGTACGGGCGTTTGCAAAGAAACTACGGGCTAGGTAACGTACCTAAAGGAGAAGAGATATGACTACAGAAGAAATTATCAGGAAAGCGTTTTTGGATGGAGAGAGTTGGGGCGTGACCTATTCAACTTGGTTTATTCCAACAAAGGCAGATACCGAGGAAAAAGTGCAAGAGTCCATTAAACATATTGTGGCTGAATCAAAATAAACCCCCGCCATCAGACAGGCCACAGACGGGGTAGGAGATAATTATGAACATTGAACAATTAGAAGCTTTTCGTGAATGGGTTAAGGCTGAGGTTGATTATGGTGTCTTCAATAATGAGGAAGATTCTGAAGGATACCGAGGCTCTGCTTACCATGAGAAAAAAGAAGCTGACAGATTATTTGATGCTTTATGTGAATTGATCAAGTAGCCCCATCATACCATATAAATGCGGGTTGATTAATATAGATAGATTGTTATAATTACTTTGTCGGAGTAACTGTTTCACACCAGCCGACAATACAACAATGATTTAAAGGCTCTTAAAGAGTGGTGGAGGTTCCATTGTACCTCGTGTGAACACCACTACTTTAGGGGCTTTTTTATTGCCTACGATTTGAGCCACGTTTTCGGGTATACCAACGGCAGAACGTATCTGTGTGGTTTATGTCGGACGCTAGACTTTAAAAAGCGGTAGTTCTCACTAATAAAGGGACGACACCTGTCCAGTGAGCTTATTTGGCTAGGCTATGTTTACATGGCAAGGGAACCTAACTTAGGCGGTTATAGTACCAATTAAGGAAAGGGTGGAACTATGTCCAAAATCAGAGATTAAAGAAATGAGCAAGAAACCGATACGAGGAAGAGGCGTAAATCAACAGCATTTCAGGGAAGATAACAATAAGCCGGGAAAAGTAAAAACAACCCGATATTTCAAAGGAAAGCCTGTGCCAGAACCAGAAAGGCACAAATGCACTAAATGTGGCGGGCCTATCAGATTTATCATGTTGGATAATGGGAAATTCTGTCCTGTTTCTGCAAGTGGTGGTGATCATTGGGATGAATGCAGAGAATGGCAGGCTCAGGGAACTTATGGAATTTACAGCTTTGCCAAAACGATTAACTTCATAGGCCCAATATGGACGCCTGGGCATGGTACTGAAAAGCACAGAATTAAAATCGGATTATTTGAATGTTACGGTAAGGCTGATGTGCCTTGGTAGTTCAATCTAAAGTCAAAGGGTATAAGGAGAGATGAAATGAAGTGGATATTAATAATATGGATACATGGTTTTACTGCTGGAGATTTCAAGTCGATTGAATTCACTAATGCTAAATCCTGTCAGGAAGCAAAGGTTCTGATACAGCACAATACAAATAATTATAAATCATCCAGAAAGCCTGTATTGAAATGTATTAAAAAATAATCCTGATTAACCCCACATGTCTAAGAGGAGATAGAGATGGAAACAGAAAGGCGTGATTTTCTGCTAAACAGAGATGGGTTAGCGAAAACTATCCAGTTCTACCATCAAGCTATTAATGTCTACGGTGTAGCCTCACGGGTTGCTCTAGGAGACGGAA